ACTAATGCTTGACGCATCACGTTCGCCTCGACGGCATCCGCCTCGCTAGTGGCCCGCCCAGTGACTTTGTCCGCCAGCTTTCGCAGATGCTCCTCCACCTCGATTGAGGCCGGCGAGTACTTCGGAATTTCCATAAAACCGACTTCGCCACGCCGGCGGACCGGTATTACCGAACCGGGTCCGACCTGTTCCGGTTTTCTTCCGATAAGCACCTCCATTGGAGGAACGGTGGACATAGAGGCCCGGTCGCGCCGGGAATCGATCTCCGTCTTACACGCGAGCTGATAAGAGCGAAGTAACTCGGGATAGCCCCGACTGTCGAATAGCCTGCGGCTCAAATGTTCGCGAGTAATTGCGACGAAAGGATAGCCGTCCCCGTACATGTCAGTAGTATACTTTGCATACCCCTCGACAGTCTCGCTGAAAATGGTAGTGGTGCAGATCGGGACGCCGTCCTCGTCTATCTCCTTGCGATAGCAAGTTATTAGGCGAATCAATCCTTCGTACTGATCAAGCGAGCCGTAGCCGCCGGTAACGTAAGTGTTGAAAACTTCCGTAGACTGGGCGGGGAAACTCCCCTGAGTATTCTCTATGCAGTCGTCCACGAAGTCCGAATCCCAGTTTGCCGTCAGGACCATCTCCTTCGCCTGTTCGGGCGTCAGGTAGTGGACGCAGTAAATCGCTCGGGCGTTTTGCAAGTCCAGCACGTTCGAGTCTACGATCAAGTCGCGGCCCAGCTCATACGCCTTTACCGAGGGGCGGTTCGCCGTTACTTTCTCCGATGGGATTTCCGTAACGCCGTCCTTGCGAAGCTCGTTTATCATGCGAGTGATTCTGCCTTTGCGAAGGCTAGGGAAAACGCCCTGCAACATCTCGACGACCGTCTCCTTCATGTCCGGATCGAGGATGGCCGCCGCCACTTCAGGGGCTTGCTGCTCGATCTCCGCTATGGACAGAGGCTTGTAAATTCGCTTTATTTCCCGCTTCCAATAAACGCCCAAGAAGGCAATGCCCTGCTCCAGCAATAGATTCGCCGCGACTCCGGCTTCCCGTGGCAACTCCGACATCGAGTCCAAGCGCCAGCGCATGAAGTCCGTAACGACCTTCGCCGTAGTAATGTCTCCCGACTCAATCGGAGAGGCTAAAAGATTTCCCTTGTTGAGACTGCCGGTCAATAAGGCCACGTCCCCGTCGATCAAAGGATTGATGAGATTCGCTTCGAGGTCGGAGGCTCCCGGCCACGGGAAGGCGTCAGGGCCTTCCTTCTGGCCATTGCGTCCCTTGCCCGGCCACTCGTTTCGACGGCTCTCGCGAGCCTCCTCCGCCTTGCTCTGCCAGTAACTAAGATTGTTCCTGCATCTATCGAGGTCAGACTTCAGGAAGTCTACGTCGGGGCTGTCGCGATCAAACTCCTGCACGTCTTTTTCAGTTTCGTCCATCAGATTACCTTACCACTTTTTCACTTAATTTTCTCAATGCCTTGACCTCGATCCGCTGGATCGTGTCGTTCGATACGCCCGTGAAGTCAGCAATCTCGTCCAGCGAGAACTGGCGAGGCTCGCGGCCCTTCAATATGGCCAAGCCCTCCTCGACCGTCATCGAGGTAAGCAGAGCGTCCAAACGGCGATCCCGCTCGGCGATAGTTTCAGACAAGTCGGTAAAGTCCCGGCTCATATTCGCATTCGATGACTTTGACTACGGCGTTCGCACGATAAGTGTAGCCCGGACGCACCACGCACTTAGCCAGCTCCGGGTCTTTCCGCTCTCCGAAGTATATCTGGATCAGCCTCGGATTCGGGAAAGGCTTCAGGACTCTCGCCTCGACCGGCTGCGGCTTCAGGTCCGGAGGAAGCGGCCTGCCCGACATTCGCTTGACTACCGCTTGACAGGTACTGCGAGCATATCCGCTCTCGTTCGCCAGCTTCGTCCAGCTCATGCCCGCCTCCCGCAACGCCACGATCCTTATTTCCTCCTCTTCCGATAATTTACCCATGTTAATATCCTCCCGATTTTGTAGCCGCCATCGTCTCCTCCTCGAAATACTCGAATGCTCCGACCGAAAAATATCTCAATAGGTCGATGTAGTCTTTTGAAAAGTCCTTGAGATTGCCCGGCTGATACTCCTGAAGGCAGGAAATCGTGTTCTGGCATTCCTCGGAGATCATTAGCCGAGGCTTGTTCTCCAAACTCATGGGCTGATCCGATTTCCATGCCAGCAGGTTGTTGATAGCCTGCAAGCCAGTCTCGATGTCCAACGCTTCCGCAGGGTATACCGTAACGCCTTCGTCCGCTAAGTCGTCTATGATGTTACTGCTGCCCTCGGCCTTCTGATAGCTTGCCGCCCCGAGCCTAGGATCGATTATGCGATGGCATTCCCTATCCCCTTCCATCTCCCGAATGACCTCCACGTAATCAAGTATCCCGTAGCCGTTGGGGTGGGCCGCCTCGCCGCCCCGAAGCTTGTCCCCGCCGGTCATGTCTATCCATGCCCCGAAAGTACCGAAGTCGGGAAATTCCTTTACGAGCCACGCCACGTTGTGGGCGTCCACGCCGACCAGTATGATGCTCCAAGGCTTCGCCCCGGCAGGATCGATTACCGTGATCCATGTCGCGGGGTTGTTCTCCGGGTCGGATAAGATCGGAATCTTTTCAGGCTCCCGATAGTTCTTGTCGGAGAGCAAAGGGAAAATTTGCCGCGATGCTTTGACCGGAACTCCGTAGGCCCGGCAAAGGATTACGTCCCGCTTCTCCCCGTCCAACGTAGCCTTCATCGCCTCCCATCCGCCAAACGGATTCTCCGCCGTATGAAAGTATACTATCGAAGTGGCCTTCCTCAAAGGCTGCTGGATCAGAGGGACTGTCTCTCCCGGCAGTAGTTCCGCCTCGCAGGACTTGAGCGTCCTAGCCCCGGTAAGCAGGCTTTTAACGGTGGGATTCCAGCCGTCAACGGCGGTAAAGCTGACCATCCCCTTTGCCGCTCGAACTACGCCGTCCGCCTCCTTGTGCGAACGTGTCAAGTTACGATAGCGCAACGTGGATATCCACGGGAGGGGACAAAGCTCGTCAGCCCAAAAACCGATGTTGTGAGTGCCGTTGACCGGCGGGGCCGGACAACCGATCTCCCCGCCTTCGATGGTGGAAATGTCCTGACTCCAGTTCCGGAAAATACAGATCGATTTATTAGGTAGAACGAACTTCGCGGACGTGAAGCCGTTCTTCAGGGAGTGCGTCAAATAGCCAGTGGGAGTTCGACCCAGACGCTTATGCTCCGGCTTTAAATACTTGAAAATCAATGCCTGCTGGAACTGAATCGAGTTGGCCGCAGTCTCGGTCAAGCACCAGATTATCGTACCGGGATTCTCGGTCAGGCATTGAACCACTCGCTTGGCGCAAAATTCACTCTTCGAGCTTCTGTTGCCGCCCATAAGAAGAAGTTCCGAGTGACAGGACAACTGCTCGTCAGCCATCTTCCACGGCTCCAGCTCGAATCCGAAATCATAAGGACTCTCCCGCTCCGCCGCTATCGCGGCCTCGCGCCGGTTGAAATAGGATAGAACCTTCTCCGCAGACATCGACTGCATGTCCTCCGGGGACAGAGTGGGTAGGGCGGGATGCGATGTCCAGTTCAGGGCCACGCTTCCATTGTACTACTCTCTCGCTCTTTTGCGACGTTTAATGTCGCAGATCAGAGAGTATGCGGTATAATGGCGAGTATGGTAGTCCTACTAGATGCCGGCTTCCGACAGATGGCTCGCCATATGGCCGACGATAGGCGGAAGCGATGTAGAGAGCTTGGCCGGGTGGATCAGTCCACCGGGAAGGACGAAGAACAGAAAACCGATTGGGAGTTTATCGGGGCTGCCGGCGAGCTGGCCGTGGCTAAAGCCTTCAACCTTTGTCCGGACTTTGGCGAGGAAGCAGGCAACGCCGACTTCATTCTTCCGAACCGAAAGACCTTAGACGTCAAAACCGTGAACCACGATTCGCGAGGTAAGAATCTGCTGGTAAATAAATCCGCAGTCCATTGCGATGCCTACGTGCTGGTCGAGCATATCGGATTCGCTAGGTATAAGCTGGTTGGCTGGGCGAGCGGCGAGGAGGTTAGGAATACGCCGATTGGCGAGGTTGTGGATGGATGCCACTTCATGGAGGCGAACCAGCTTCGCAACTGCAATTGCAAAAATTTTTTAGAGGGACTCAATCGGTCGGGGCTGCCGGCCGCCGGCGATCCGGACCCCCCTCCCCCCCTGTCTGGCCATGCACAATCCTTTCGTTGTGCAGCCATGACTGCGTGGGAAATTCCCTCGACTTGCGTAAGTCATTACCAGTCATGGCGAACTGCGTAGTCATTGTAAATACACTAACTTCGCACAATGATGATTATGTCTAATCGTCCCTTTTGGTGTAGGTATTTATAAACTCTTTATAAATCCTTACACCGATTAAAAAACGCCATGCCTACCAAGAAGCGAAGAGTCATCGTCGAGCCTGACAACCTACCTTCCCAGATGAAGGTCGAGGAGACATGCCCGTCAGTCTATACAGCGGCCACTCTCAAGCAGCAAAGGCCGGATGCCTACGCCGGCGTTGTCCAAGGTCTGGTCGAAGGTACGCCGCTATCTCGAATCCAAGCGAGGTATAAAGTTTCCCCGAATACGATCGCGGTAGTCCGCTCTCGCGAGAAGGCGATCATCGCACAATGCAAGCAGGTCTTGCAGGGACTAATCGGATACGCCGCTCAATCCAGCGTGGAGAAATATATCGAGCGGCTCGAAGCGAACAAAATCCCTGATGGAGTCCTGCCGATAGCGACAGGCATAATGATAGACAAGGCGAGATTAGCTGACGGCGAGCCATCGCAGGTCATCGAGGTCAAGCGGACCGTGACTCTAGACGAAGTGAAGGCCGAGCTGAATGCCATGAAGCGAGCCGACGTGATCGAGGCTGAAGTGGTGGACGTGGAAGAGCCGAAAAGAGTCGAGATGCCTTCCGAGCCGTCGAACGGCTGAAACTAAGCCGCACTGTTTATGCGGTTCGCAGAACTAAATGTAGCTAAATGTGAAATAGTTCTTGCTTTACTGGCAGAAATGCAAGAGAGTGTAGGCATGAGCAAGAAATTCTTAACTGATTCAGACATTAACGAAGTAGTGGCCGAGGTCTTACCTCACTTCCACTTCAACCTAACTTCCCGTTCTCGGATTTCCGAGATTGCCGAAGTGGCTCAAGAGAAATTGTCGGAGCTTGGTTTTGTCACTCGCAGATCGCTTGCGGTGCTAGTGGCGAAAAAAGCAAAGGCTTCTTTCTTCGGGCAAATCGAAATAACTCAAAACAGACTAAACCACTAAACCCAAGAACTATGAACGAAGCTAAATTATTCCAAATCCAAGGCGATCAGCTCGCCCAGACAATCGCCGAGATCGAAGTCCTAGTCCGGCACAAGGACATTATCATTGACCGACTGAGGGCAGACGTGGCTAATGCGAATCTAAAGCACTTGGAGAAGAGCAAAGATTCCAGATTAGCCGAAAACATCCTTAGAGGTCAGAACATTCGCCAGCTCGTATACTCCCTCGTCCAAGCCATCAAACAGGAGGAAACAAACTAATGATCTACGAAATATATGAAATTGATTCGGGGCGGGGCTTTTACTGGGAAATATGTCAGGGCGGCGAGTTCGTCAAAACTATAGAGTGTCCCGAAGAGCTGAAGGACTTTATCCGATCCAACCGGACAAATCTCAATCCTCTGCCGGAGGAATCCACCTAATGCCAAAATCAAAACCAACATGGGGCGGACGCCGCCCGAACCAGACAGGCCGCCCGGCAAGCCGGCAAGGCGCTCTTCGAGTCAACTTGACGGCGAGCGTCGATCCTTTGACTGACGACTATCTGCGGGGGCAGGCGAAGCTGAAGTCGGAGAGTCTGGGTCAAGTGATCGACGGGCTTGTGCCGGCAG